AGACTGGCACAGAAGCACTGTTGATGATGCTTGGTGCTTTGGGGACAGCTTGGACGGGCGTGATCAACTTCTATTACGGCTCCAGCGCCGGGTCGAAGGAAAAGAACAGCCTCATTGCTAGTAAGGATAAGTGAGATGGCTAAAGAGAACTGGGACAAGTGCTTTGAAATGGTCCTCAGACATGAAGGGGGCTACGTCAACCACCCGAAAGACCCCGGTGGCCGCACCAATCTTGGTGTCACCCAAAGGGCGTGGGAAGAGTATGTGGGACGCTCGGTTGATGAGGCTGAAATGCGAGCCCTTACCCCTGAAATCGTTAAGCCGTTCTACAAATCCCGTTATTGGGATCGCATTAAGGGCGACGATCTGCCTTCTGGCGTGGACTATGCTGCTTATGATCTTGCTGTAAACAGCGGGGTTGGGCGGGCTGCCAAGTATCTTCAATCCATCGCTGGGGTTCCGTCTGATGGTGTCATTGGTCCGAAATCGCTGGCGGCTATCAAAGAGTGCCCAGCCGACGAAATGGTCGATGCCATGTGCGATATGCGTTTGGAGTTCCTGAAAAAACTGCCAACGTGGGATACCTTTGGCAAGGGCTGGGGACGCCGCGTGGCAGAGGTTGAAGAAAAAGCTGCCGAGATGGCAAAAAATGCCTAATGGTGGTAAAACAAAGGGGTAACGGAGCTTCCCCATGACGACAGGGCTGTCATATGACGGATCGGTAGCTGGCACCAACAGCTATGTCACCCAGATTGCCACGATGGCAGTGGTGTCTGAGACGGACCCTGCCTATCTGACTATTTTGCCACAGATGATCACTTATGCGGAAAACCGCATGTACCGTGATCTGGACTTCTTGTTCACCTCGGTGTCCAATACAAGCTATGCCTGCACGGTTGGCAGCAGGAGCATTTCTGTCCCGGCGAACACCTTTGTGGTGCCGGAGCAGATCAATCTACTGACGCCTGCTGGAACGACGAACCCTGACAGCGGAACCCGTGTCCCGCTTCTGCCAACCACTAAAGAGTTCTTGGATGCTTGCTATGGGTCAGGCTTGTCAGCAAACAGGGCGCAGCCAAAATACTTTGCCCCGTTTGATGACTATACGTTCTTGTTGGGGCCGTATCCTGATGCTGGCTATCAGGTTGAAATCGTTGGAACGATTCGTCCTGCCAGCATGTCTGCCAGCAACCCATCAACATTCATAAGCCTTTATCTGCCGGATGTGTTCATCATGGCATCTATGATCTACATCAGCGCCTACCAGCGTAACTTTGGCCGCGCCAACGATGACCCGCAGATGGCCATCACTTATGAAAGCCAGTATCAGGCCCTCCTGAAGTCGGCCATGATGGAAGAGAACCGCAAGAAGTTTGAAGCTGCGGCGTGGTCTTCGCAGTCCCCGTCTGTCGTTGCTACGCCGACGAGGTAACCCATGCCGCATCAAAGCCTTAAACTTATGCCGGGTGTCGATCAGAATAAGACACCAGCTTTGAATGAAGCAGCTATTTCTGAAAGCCAGCTTGTCAGGTTCATTCCTGACAGGACTCTTGGCGGGCTGATTCAGAAGCTTGGCGGATGGACAAAGTTCTACGCCAACAGCATCGGGTCTATTGCTCGGTGCCTTTGGGCATGGGAGGACACCAATGCTAACTCGTATTTGGGAGTGGGTGCGGAAGGCGTGCCAGCAGGCGGTGGTGGCGCTTTGCAAGTTATCACAAGCGGCGGTTCAACTGATATTACGCCTCAGACAACGACAGTAAGTGTTGCTGTTAACTTCACAACTACAGCTGGCAGCAGTGCGGTTACTGTCACTGACACAGGCAGGAATGCTGACAACTATGACGTTGTGTATATTCAAACACAGGTCAGTGTTGGTGGCTTGGTCTTGTTTGGTCAATATCAAGTCTTCAACCCCGGCGGCTCTGCCAACACTTACACGATCTATGCAACGGATTCGCTTGGTGATCCGCTGGTTGCCACAGCTACGGTCGCTGGCGGCGGCGCGGTTCCTGAGTTTGATACAACAAATGGCAGCGATTTTGTCGATGTCACATTGGCAGATCACGGCTATCTTGTCGGTGACACGTTTCCGGTTTTGGTGGCCACAACAGTTGGTGGGATCACCTTGTATGGCAACTACAGGGTAATTGAAGTCACATCGTCCAGTGTGTTTAAGATTTCCGGTGCCTCAGAGGCGACATCAACTGCAAACGCTTTTATGAACAGCGGCAATGTGCGGTTTACATATTATAACGGCATCGGGCCTCTTCCTGCTGGGACTGGATATGGCATTGGACCATATGGCAGTGGTGGATATGGTACTGGTACGCCGCCTATCAGCGGCACTGGGACACCGATTAATGCCGTTGATTGGACCTTGGACAACTGGGGTGAAATCCTGATTTCATGCCCATTAAATGGCCCTATCTATCAATGGGGGCCTACAAGCGGCGACCCTGTTGCACTGGTCATTCCAGAAGCCCCGCCAGTTAATGACGGCATGTTTGTCGCCATGCCACAGCGACAGATCATTGCTTGGGGATCGACCTTCACCGGCGTCAAAGACCCGCTTTTGATTCGCTGGTGTGATGTCGATAACTTCAATTCATGGCTTGATACCCCGGTTAATCAGGCGGGCAGTTATCGTATGCCGAAAGGCTCTCGCATCGTGCAGTGCATTCAAGGCCCGCAACAAGGTCTTATCTGGACTGACATCGGCGTGTGGGCAATGCAATATGTCGGACCTCCCTATGTTTATCAGTTCAACGAGCTTGGTAATGGCTACGGCTTGATTGGTCGTAAGGCGGCTGGCTCTCTTGGCGGTGTTATATACTGGATGGGGCCAAGCCAGTTCTACCGACTGGGAGCAAATGGCCCTGAGCCAATCCGTTGTCCAATCTGGGATGTCATCTTTCAAGACATTGACACAACCAACTATGACAAGATCAGGGTGGCACCGAACAGCCGCTTTGGTGAGATCACTTGGTATTACCCAACCTATGGCAACGGCGGTGAAGTACATTCCTATGTGAAATACAACGCCAATCTTGACCAGTGGGATTTTGGTTCAAACACGACTGCTAATCCGTATGTCGCTCGCACTGCATGGATCAACGAGTCTGTGCTAGGCCCTCCGATTGGCGCGGCTGCCAACAACTATATCTACCAGCATGAAACATCGACTGATGCTGACGGCGCGGCTATGAATAGCTCGTTTCAGACGGGTTACTTTGTCCTGCAAGAAGCTGATGTGAAGACATTCATCGACCAAGTGTGGCCTGACATGAAGTGGGGCTATTATGGCGGTTCGCAGGGTGCCAACATTCTTCTCACATTCTACGTCACAGACTATCCGGGCCAAACTCCGACTGCTTACGGCCCATTTACATTGACGCAGGCGACAACCTATGTAACGCCGCGCTTCCGTGGGCGTCTTGTGTCGATCAAGGTCGAAAGCAATGACGTTGGATCATTCTGGCGTCTTGGAAACATTCGTTATCGTCTCCAGCCAGATGGGCGCTTCTAATGGCATCGTTAGACGACATTCTCACTACTCAGAAAAACGGCGTTGTTGCCATCAACGGCATCAATCAGGCGTTGACCGGCATCTATACCTACATGAAAGGCAAGCCGCTTGCGTCTGGCGCGGCAGGCACTGGTGGGTATTCAACTCTGTACACAGTGCCAACTGGTCAGCAAATGGCTATCGTTGACATGGAAATCTGCAATACGTCAGCAACTCCGGCGACTTTCTACATTTCGCTGTGTGCCTCTGGCGATACGGCTGGTGCAAGCAATGCTGTATTTTACAACGCTCCAATTAATGGAAACACAACCGTGCAGTGGACCGGCCAGCAAGTGCTGCTGGCTGGCGGCTTTGTGGCAGCGTATGCCTCGGCATCTACGGTGACGTTTAAGATCGGTGGGGGACCCGGCACATGACGATCACTGTTTACCCTCCGTATGGGTCTTCCGTTAATAACGCCTTCTACGCACAGTTTGGCGGATCAACTGTCGATGCGTTTGGCCGACTGCGTGTGACATCGCCATACACCTTGTTTGATAGTCAGAGCCGATTTGCTGCCGACCCTGCATATAGCTATGTCACTGCAACAGGCGGGACGACGACCTATAATACAAACAAGTCATCCGTTGATTTGGCTGTCACCACTGCGTCTGGATCGACGGTTCTTGCACAGACATTCCGCGTCTTTCCATACCAGCCGGGTAAGGGTCTTCTGACGCTTCAGACGTTTACCATGGCTACGGCTAAAACAAATCTGACGCAGCGCGTTGGGTATTATAGTGCGTATAATGGTGTCTATCTTGAACAAGGCCCGAACGGTGTCACGTTTGTCGTTCGCACCTACACAGGTGGTTCTGTCGATAATACTCGTTATGTGGCGCAGGCAAACTGGAATGGTGACAAGTTAAACGGTACAGGTCCGTCTGGTGTCACGCTTGACCTGACAAAGACACAAATCTTGTGGTTTGACTTTGAATGGCTTGGCGTGGGCAACGTGCGTTGCGGCTTCGTCGTTAACGGACAATTTATTGTTTGCCACACGTTTCAGAATGCCAACATTGGCACTTCTGTTTACATGCAGACAGCTATCCTGCCGCTGCGATTTGAAATCACTAACACAGGGGCAACGGCTTCTGCATCCACGCTTCAGATGATCTGCTCTTCTGTGCAGTCCGAAGGCGGATATGAGCAAACGTCTCAGGCATTTACGGCTCGTCGCACTGATGATGGGAAGGCGATTGCTAACAACACCAATCTTAACTTTACGCCTCTGGTGTCTATTAGGGTCAATTCTAGCTATTATGGCGCAATCGTCATTCCGCAGAGTATT